TTATCCTTTTCTAAACTACTAAAATTTCCTATTGCAGTGCGAATAGTTCTATGAATAAAAAGAAATTTATCAAAATCATTAAAACTATCTAAAAATTCATCTTCTAACCCTTTTATCATATTAGTTGACTTGAACGCTTCTTTTTTACGCAAACATCCACAAGAACGGGTTGGTCTACTGCTTAATAAATTTCTTTGTCGCACTATGACTTCATTACCACAATCACACTTACATAACCAAGCCCTTTCTTTATTACTCCAAGTACGTTCTTCTTTGGGTATTAATTTTAAAGCAATTAAATGACCAAAGCGTTGTCCAGTTATATCAATTCCTTGCATAAGTTTTCACACGCCTCCTCTATTTATTCTATATATATTATATCAAAATTTTATTAAAAAAACAAATTAATACCACGTGCCTACCCAATCACAGCTAATACATTTATACTGATAGTGCGGAGGATAGCTGGTTAAAACTACCTCTATGTTTTTATATACAGAGCTTCCACATTTGGGGCATGTTATTTCGGTTTTCACCCAGTCGTTTGAACCAGATATTTTAAACTTATCTTTTTCTTGGTTTTTATATTCTTCCCATTCCATAATCATTTTCTCCTAAAACCCTAGGGTATTATCACTAATTTGATAGTTTGTAATAAAAATTTGTGGTGTATAAGTACCATTCCACTCGTTGAGATTAGCTCTACCCACTATTTCTAGTTTTATTTCTCCTTTATACTGATTTAATTCTTTAATAAAGTCTTTAGCGTGAAATTTCATATAAGCAACTCCAAATTTTTCTATCTTAACCGTATCAAGATTTCGCCCCATTATTCTAATATCTTTATTAGTAATATTAATATCTTTAATGTAAATAAGAGGTTCATTATTGTGTTGTCCCCAAATATCTTCGTGAGAAGTAATATCTACAATTAAATCTCGAATGTCTGGATCTGCAGCGATACGTTCAAAATTAACTTCATACCAGCTTTCACCAAAATCAATATTAGCAAGTTTTTCATTAGCATATTTATGGAAACTATCTAAATTTTTATCAAGAATTCCGCATCCAGCAGCATTTGGATGGCCTGCAGTAAAGGTAAAAAATCCACTTTGGTCTAAAAAATCTTTAAATGAAGTAAGCTCAGATTCATTTAATCCTCTTAATGAACCCTTGATTTCTCCGTCGTCATTCAATCTTGCTACAATAGTTGGGCGTTGATATTTGGCTGCAAGCTTCATTGCGCAAAGTCCATTTAATTCAGGTGGAAAATCTTCATCGTCTAGTCGAATAAATAAAATTTTGTTTTCTAATAAATTATATTTATGAATTTTAATTTCAAGCTGTTCAACTACTTTATCTAAAATTCTATTTTGTTTTGCTCTTGCATTTGTACATTCTCTTGCTGATTCTATTGCAAGTTCTTCAAAAGTACCTTTTGCTCCACGCTTATGTGATTCGACCATTTTATGACCATCAATAAAAGCTTCAAAACAACGTCGCTTTTCTTCCATTGTACCAGCTCTAATCATAGCATTAACTAAAGGAGTTATATAAAAGGCAATTGTAATTGGAGTGATTTTTCCTCCCATTGAATAGGCTTGTTTTTCGCACATCGCGCGGAGAAAATAATTAGTAATTCTACTTAATCCAGTATGTACAATATAGCGATTTTCAAGTGATAGCATCGACATCATATCACTAATTTCTGCAAATGCGGCTAAATCAATAAACTCATCTGCATAGTTAGTATTAAACATCTGATCACACCATCTACAAAATTGCCATACCACTCCGGCGCCACACAGGTCTTTATTTATATAGTCTGGGGAAAGTTGATTGTTTATAATAACCGCGTTTTTTGAAAATTTTGTATCTGGCTCTACAAGATGATGGTCAAGGACTAAGACTCTCATTCCTTCTGCACCAAGTTCTTCATGATATTCGTAGTCATTGCTTGAAGAATCGGGTAAAACAACCCATCGAATATTAGGGTTTTTATCTTGCTTTTCTAATATTACATCAATGGTATCACTTAATCCATGTCCTTTTCCTTCATGGAGCACATATTCAATTTGTACTTTTTGATTGAATTTTCGTAGATATTGTATGAAGATCGCGGCAGAAGCAAACCCATCACAGTCACTATCAACAACCACCACAATCCTATCTTCTTCAGAAAGATTCGACATTACTTGAAAGTCAATAAAACCTGAAGTAATATTATATAACATTGAGGGGCTCTGGAGGTACGAATCATTTGGTACATTAAAAAAGTATTCAATTTCCTCTTGGGTTAATCCCCGCTCAATAAGTAATTCCTTGGTATAATTATTTCTAATATCTTTATTTACTAATCGTGTTTTCATCCATCTTCTCCTCAATAGTTAAAATTGTAATTAAAGTGGCCGTTAATTGTTTTGCTGTCCAAAGATCTTCATATCCATTAATTACCACTAGTTTATCTAAATTATTTAAAGATTTCATTATTTTATTTAAAATTTCTATTTTGTCTTTGTTTGGCATTATTTAACCCTCACTCTTTTTTTATATAGTTTCCAAAAGATTTCGCTTCCCTTATCTGTTGGTGAATCCTTCATATCTAATAATTTTTCTCTATCATATATAAAAGAAAAATCACAATAATTTTTGTATTTTTCTCCTATAGAATAAAGTTTATTAAAATATTTTTCACTACCCGGTTCTTCTTCTTTGTCGAAACAAATTACAATTTCTCGTGGTCGTGCTTCTTTTAATAGAAGCTTAAGGGCATGCTTATTAAATTGACTACCACATACTGCAACTCCGCAATTGGCAAAGTCCCACCCATCCATTTGTAAAACAGATTTTTCTCCTTCACAAAGAAAACACACTCCAATTCTTTTAATATTTTCTTTTGTTTTATTTAATCCATAAAGATTTAGTGAAAGTGGATGACTATACCACTTACCCTCTATTTGAACAGGCATATATTTGCCTACGTTTTCAACTTCCCATTCATTGAGGGCGCGCCCTCGTATTCCTACTAATTCACCTTTAGCATTATAATGAGGAATAATTATTTTATTCTGAGGGACTGAGTAGCGTATATTAAAATTATCCATCGATTGTTTAGTAATTCCATCATTCAGCCATTCGGGTGGATAAAATTTAGTAAAACAGTCTATAATTCCATTGGAGTAAGTTGGTAGTTTTACTTCCTGATGAGTCATATAAATAGAACGTACGCTTTTATACTTCTTTGGTGCGAAACCATCCAGTTGTCGATAATTACTACAATTGAGTATTACTTTATAAATATCTTCATACCAATCATAATCATAAGATCGAGCTTCATAATAATTTTTGAGAAATTGAAAAATAGACATTGAACTACATTCAGTGTAGCATTGAAATATATGACTATTTTCATAGTAATATAACTTCATTGATGCTTCTTCCGAATCTTCATTATGACATATAGTGGGGAAAATTATGTATCCTGGTTTTTCTATATAATTATCCACGCCTAATGTTTCCATTAGTTGAATAACTTTTTGTGTATCTAATTGTTCAATTATACCTTTATAATCAATCAATTATCTCACCATTATTTAACCTTTCTACTATTATCTTTAAATATTCATCTTCCGAATCTTCCCAACTTTTAATATTATAATCAGTTCTTGTATAGAAATCTTCAACTGGGTCCATCCGTGAATCCGTTATAAATAAATCTCTTTTCTTTAAGGTTCCCAAATTCATATCAGACCAAATTCTTACTTGAGTCCATTCGCCACTTCTAACCTTAAAAATATCAGTAACCAAATTCGGTTTATTCTCTGGGTGATTTTCATATAGCGGTGCAAGAACTTCTAACTCTTCTTTTGTTGGTCTTGCCATAATTGCGCCATTATCAGCCTTATTAATCGTACTGCGGCCGCCCGCTAATGAACCTTCATTTCTTATGTCTTTATTATCATCACCTTTTGCATTAAGCTGGGTTGACGTAAACATTGCTACGTCCAATTCAACTGCTAAATCTTTCAGCGCTGTTGCAAACATCAGCAGCACCTCATCATTTCTTAAAGCAAAACCTTTAAATTCGCTTAACAATGACGGTCCAATAAATATATAATCGTAAAAAACATAACCTATATCATATAC